GGTTCGAGAATAATAGGTAAATGTATGATGGGGTCAACGAGCAATGCTCTTGACAAAGGAGGAGGAAATTTTAAGAAACTATATAATAATTCAGATGTTACGAAAAGAAACGCCAATGGCCAAACTCGCTCAGGATTATATTCTTTGTTCATACCTATGGAATGGAACTACGAAGGATTCATTGATATGTATGGAATACCTACGTTCGACACTCCTAAAAAAGAGACGCTTGGTCCACAAGGAGATCCAATAGAAATAGGTGTAATAGAACATTGGCAAAATGAAGCTGATGGATTAAGAAATGACCAAGACGCTTTAAATGAATTTTATAGACAGTTTCCTCGTACAGAGGAACATGCTTTCAGAGATGAAGCTAATAATAGTATATTTAACTTAGTTAAGATATACGAACAAATAGATTATAACGAAGACTTAAAAAGCTCTGCTGGAATAACACAAGGTAATTTTCAGTGGGCTATGGGTAGTAAAGATTCAAAAGTAGTATTTTACCCTGATAATAATGGTAGATTTAAAGTTAGCTGGGTTCCACCAGTTCATTTACAAAATAATGTAACCACTAAAAATGGTAGAAAAACACCTGGTAACGAACATATGGGAGCATTTGGCTGTGACTCATATGATATATCAGGAACTGTAGATGGGACAGGATCTAAAGGTGCATTGCATGGGTTAACAAAGTTTTCTATGGAAAATTGTCCGCCTAATCAATTCTTTTTAGAGTACATAGCGAGACCTCAGACCGCTGAGATCTTCTTTGAGGACGTTCTAATGGCACTTGTATTTTATGGGATGCCTATACTTGCAGAGAATAACAAACCTAGATTGTTATATCATTTTAAAAGAAGAGGTTATAGAGGTTACTCTATGAACAGACCAGATAAAACAATGCATAAATTATCTGTAACAGAAAAAGAAATAGGTGGTATACCTAATTCAAGTGAAGATGTTAAACAAGCACATGCCGCTGCTATTGAAGCTTATATAGAGATGTTTATTGGATATAACAATGAACAGTATGGAACGATGTATTTTCAACGTACATTAGAAGACTGGGCTGCTTTTGATATAAACAATAGAACAAAACATGATGCATCAATAAGCTCTGGTCTAGCGATCATGGCTTGCAATAAAAACAAATATAGACCCGTTGCCGAGGTTATAAAACAACCTGTAAATTTAAACTTTTCTAAGTATGACAATAGAGGCAATGAATCAAAAATAATTAATAGATGAAATTAAACACTGGTGTTAATAGTGCGTTTCCCGATCAGATGGTATCTGAGGAGGAAAAGAAATCTTTAGAATATGGTTTGCTAGTTGGTCAAGCTATTGAGTATGAATGGTTTAGAGGTGGTAGAGTGAACGGTAGTAGATGGAATACAGGTTATCAACAGTTTCATCATTTAAGATTATACGCTCGTGGTGAGCAGAGTGTGCAAAAATATAAAGATGAATTATCTATTAATGGTGATTTGTCTTATTTAAATTTAGACTGGAAGCCAGTGCCTATAATACCTAAGTTTGTAGATATAGTTGTAAATGGTATTGCTGCTAAAGATTATGATTTAAAAGCTTATGCTCAAGATCCCTTTTCTTTAAAACAAAGAACAGATTATGTAGGTGGTATATATAGAGATATGATGGCTCAAGATTATTTAAATGAAATTGAGCAAACTACAGGTATGAATTTATATAATTCTGATAAAAAAACACTACCACAGTCAAAGGAAGAGTTAGAAATACATATGCAATTAAACTACAAACAATCTGTAGAGGTTGCTGAAGAAGAAGCTATAAATAATACATTAGCATTTAACAAATATCAATTAACTAATAAAAGAACTATAGAAGACATAGTTACAATAGGCATTGGGGCTGTTAAAACAACTTTTAATAAATCAGAAGGTGTTGTAGTTGATTATGTAGATCCTGCTAATTTAGTCTATTCATATACTAATGATCCTAATTTTGAAGATATATATTATGTTGGTGAAATAAAGTCTATGACTTTAGCTGAAATCAAAAAGAAATTTCCATATCTTACAAGTGAAGAATTAGAAAAAATGGTTAAATACCCTGGTCGTGATGGTTACATAGCTAATCCAAATTACGATAATGATTTAGTTCAGATATTATTTTTTGAATACAAAACATTTATAGATCAAGTGTTTAAAATAAAAAAGACTGAATCTGGTTTAGAAAAAACATTAGAAAAGCCTGATACATTTAACCCACCACAAAGCGATAACTTTGATAGGGTTTCAAGATCAATAGAGGTTTTATTTAGTGGTGCTAAAGTTATGGGTGTTCCACAGATGCTTGAATGGAAGCTTGCCGAGAATATGACAAGACCTAATAGTGATTTAACTAAAGTTAAAATGAACTATGTTATATGTGCACCTAATCTATATCAAGGTCGCATAGAATCTTTAGTTAGTAGATGTACTAGTTTTGCGGATATGATACAATTAACATCGTTAAAACTACAACAAGTAATTCAACGTATGGTTCCAGACGGTGTGTTTGTGGATGTTGATGGTTTAGCAGAAGTTGATTTAGGTAATGGAACTAATTATAATCCTCAAGAAGCTTTAAACATGTATTTTCAGACTGGTAGTATAGTTGGTAGAAGCTTGACTCAAGATGGTGATCCTAACAGAGGTAAAGTGCCTATACAAGAATTACAGACTTCAAGTTCTAACGGAAAAATACAATCACTTATAGCTACTTATCAATATTATTTACAAATGATAAGAGATGTAACAGGATTAAATGAGGCAAGAGATGGCAGTTTACCAGACAAAGACGCATTAGTCGGATTGCAAAAAATGGCTGCCAACGCTTCAAACATAGCAACTAAACACATTGTTGATGCTAGTTTGTATTTAACGTTAAGGGCTTGTGAAAACATATCATTAAGATTAGCAGACGCTTTAGAGTTTGATTTAACTAAGCAAGCTTTAATGCAAAGTATATCTTTAACTAATACTCAAAATTTAGAAGAATTAAAAAATCTACATTTGTATGATTTTGGAATTTATTTAGAACTTGAGCCTGATGATGAAGAAAAAGCTATGCTAGAGCAAAACATACAAGTAGCTTTGCAATCAGGTCAGATATATTTAGAAGATGCTATAGATATTAGAGAGGTTAAAAACATAACTTTAGCAAATCAAATATTAAAATACAGAAGAATACAGAAACAAAAGCAAGATCAAAAAGCTCAAGAACAACAAATACAAGCTCAAGCTCAAGCAAACATGCAACAGTCTGAGCAAGCTGCTTTGAATGAAGTGCAAAAGCAAGAGGCTTTAGCTAACACAGAAATACAAATTGAACAAGCTAAATCACAGTTTGAAATACAAAGAATGGAACAAGAAGCTTTGATTAAAAAACAATTAATGGCTGAAGAGTTTCAATACAGCTTACAACTAGCTCAAGCTCAAATTGGTAGAGACAAACAGAAAGAACAATTTATAGAAGATCGTAAAGATAAAAGAACTAAAATACAAGCAACACAGCAATCAAAAATGATTGAACAACGTCAAAATGATTTATTACCTACAGATTTTGAATCAGCTGGTAATGATAACTTAGGCGGATTTGGTTTAGAGCAGTTTACATAGCTATAAACTTTTATTAATTTTTATTATATTATATTATGTCAGAACAAGTAAAAGAAGAAGGCTCTTTTAAAATAAAAAAGAAGCCTAAACAATTGGTAAAAGACGATATTATTAAAGTCGATTTATCAAAACCTAAAACAGAAGAAACAGATGCCATTCAAGTCGGAGAAACAAAGAAGGTGGTTGTGGAAGAACAAACCGGAGATAGCCCTAAAGTGGACGAACAAGTATCAGAGTCCAGCCCAGTTTCTGAAATTAAAGAAGAAGAAGTAAAACCTATTGAAGAAGTTGTTGAAGAAGAAATAGTACAACTAGGTGAAAAGATTGAAGAAAAAGTTATTGCTCCTACACCTGAAGAGGCAAGAGAGGTAGCTAAATTACCTGAGAACATCGAAAAAGTCGTAGACTTTATGAAAGAAACAGGTGGAACATTAGAAGATTATGTTAGATTAAATGCTGACTATACTAATGTAGATAATGATACTTTATTAAGAGAGTATTACAGACAAGCCAAATCACACTTAGATTCAAGCGAGATTAACTTCATGATTGAAGATAATTTTTCATTTGATGAAGAAGTGGACGAGGAGCGTGAGATTCGTAAAAAGAAACTTGCGTATAAAGAAGAGGTTGCTAAAGCCCGAAAGCATTTAGATGGTTTAAAAAGTCAATATTACGAGGAAATCAAGTTGAGACCTGGTACGACACAAGACCAACAAAAAGCTATGGACTTTTTCAATCGCTATAATGAAGAGCAAAACACAGCTCAACAACAACATGAGGATTTTAAATCTAATACTAAAGATTATTTTACTAATGATTTCAAAGGTTTTGACATCAGTGTTGGTGAAAAGAAATTTAGATACGGTGTTAAAAATCCTAGTGAAGTTGCAACTAAACAATCGAATATTACAAACACAATTAAGAAGTTCTTAGATGATAAAGGTAATGTAAAAGATGTTAAAGGTTATCACAAAGCTATGTATGCCGCTGAAAACGTTGACAAAATAGCACAACATTTTTATGAGCAAGGTAAATCCGATGCTACTAAAGATCTTGTTGCTAAGTCTAAAAACATATCCGAGGATGTTAGGCCAGCGCCTACCGGAGACGTATTTGTTGGTGGATTAAAAGTTAAAGCTATAAGCGGTCTTGATTCTTCGAAACTGAAGATTAAAACAAGAAAATTTAACTAAAAACAAAATTAATTATTATGGGACAAATTAATCCTGTGTTTGGAAGTATTGTACCTTCTCAACAACAATTAGCTTTGCAAAACAATTATCTAGC